CCATATCAGTTATTGCATTCCTAAGATTAACTATGTTTTTAGCATTATCTCCTAAATCAAAGGTTGTAGCATAATCTTTCATATTAGCATCAACCTTTGTTTGCCATTCTGTTATAGGAACTTGTCCTGTATAATAATCATTAATATCTGTTGGACTCATCTGTAGATAATTATGTAGAATAGTTTTCATTGCTGGATTATCAGCAGTAATCATTCCTATTTGAATCTTATTGCTTACAAACTCGCTAGACTTACTTATGAACTCTTCTTTTATTCTGTACCAGTTTTCAGAATTCAATTCTCCAAACATTTCTTGTAAATTTCTAAATACATCAGTTATTTCCCTAGCAGTTGCATTCTGCACTTGTTCTACGAAATCTTCTATCATTCTATCTGGAATTAGATCTATCTGTGATTCAGATAAGCCGTATACTTCTTGTTGTACTGTAGCTATTTCCTGAAAATATAAAGCCCAGCTTGCAGAACCATCTTCTCCTGCTTCAGCAGCAGCTTCAGCAGCGTCAAGTGCTGCCTTTATATCTGAATGTTCTGTAACTTCCAGATTATTTATAATATAGTTAAGTGGATTTCTATCGAACTCAGTTTTTTTAGTTAAAAGAGCTGTCATCATTCTTGTAGATATATCTTGTCTAGCTTCTTCAGATATAGGTTCTTCAGTTTTAACAAAGTCATCCCAACAAGTAGGACAATAATCTGGATTCTTTCCTCCTGTAAGATAATCGTATGGCATTAGCCAATGTGCCTTATTATAAGCATTTTCAAAACCTTCTGTTGAAACGACATTTGTACTATCATCTTCTCCAAACATGGAATTTCTAAGAGATACCTCACCCATAGCATTGTTATGCTTCGTATCAAATTTAGCTAAATTAACATTACACGGAGGTTCAAAACAAGAGTTTGCTAGAATATTTGCTCTCTGCTCTTCAATATCTCCAACTTTGTTGCCACGCAAAACATCAGTTATATACGTCTCTGCTGCTACACCAGTTTTATAGACTAGCAGACTATCCATTGCTTTAGCTTTTTCTTCGACAGCAGCTCTAGCAGCAACTTTTTGTGCTTCACTAAGATACGACAGCCATTCAGGAAGTTTTTTCTTGTATAACAACTCTCTTAATAATGGAACGCCTACTTCATCATCTTTCAATAATTCTTCAACTCTTGATACAGCAAGAGAGCCAAGTATTTTATCTCTCTGTTCTGTTTGTACCTTTGTAGACCAACCTGCTTTATTAGACCAGTTGATTATTTGTCGATCAATTTGCTCAACTATAGTTGTCCATCTAGCATCACTAGTTGGATTCAATATGATTTCTTGAGATACGCTACTTAGAAATTCTTCTCTATTTCTTTGATTATACGCAGCTACTTGAGTAATTTCCCACTGTCTAGTTTTCTGGATCATCTCCTCTTTATATATCTGACCAGCAAGTTCTACAGCTCTTTTTCCTTCCTCTGTCTCGTATAGTCCCATGTTATACTGGACATATTCGTCATAAGTGAAATTTTTCTGTACTTCTACGCCATTTTCTTCAACTGTGAACATATGACTTTTAGTCCAGAATCTATCTGACATTCCTTTAGGAGATTGACCGACGTCTAAATTCTTATCTTTAAACCATAGAGAATCCATAGTTTGTCTCATCTGTGAATTACTAGACGCAGTATAATCCTGTTCTTCGTCTTGCTTATTTTTCAGATAGATAGTTTCGCCTAGTTTAGCTAGACTCGAGCCAAAATTTACTACTGATTGGGTTACTCCTGATGTTTCATTGCCAGAAAATCTAGGCATAGTAGTTCTTTTGTTAGGAGAAACTTGAGATGTGTATTGTTTCGCTTGTGCCATTATGTCTCCTTATTGCATAGCTATTGCTGAAGAGCCTGCTGAAGTAAGCAATGAAGCAGTATCATACCAACCTTTTCGAGTAGCATATTTAGCTTTCATTCTATCCATCTCTGCTTGTTTTTCAAAACCTGTTGCTTCATGCTCACCAAGTTCTTTAATTCTACTTTCATCTAACAAAGATAATTGCTCATTTTCTGCTAAGACATCCATTGGAGTTCCAGAAGTAAATTTAACTCCACCTTTTCCATAGACAACTCTATTCCTTCCTTGGAATCTATAAAAACTTCTTCTATGGTCTTCTAAATTCTGTTGAGCTTCTTTTCTACGCCAAGTAGCTTCTACTCTAGCTTGTTCTGCATTAGATTCATGCATTTTACGTTGTGCTTTAGCACCACTAAGAGCACCTCCAACAGCGACAGCTGTTCCTGCTGCTAACATTTTCATTGCTAAATTTAATGCCATTATCTTGTCCTCGCGTACATTACGTAATTTTCACGATCTGGAGAAAAATTCTTCAGAATGCCCTCATTTTTAAAACCCATCCATTCCATCCATTTTCTAGCAGACGTATAATCTTCTTTAACGGTAGCTTGGACTCTATGCAAGTTAAAGGCCTGTTCTACCATATACAAAGCTGTCATTACAGATCTAGCTACGAATACTTTATGCTCTTCTATTTTATCTGATCCAATCAGATATACGTCAGCTACTCCTTTCCAAGCAATTATACACCCAGTAACATATACAATTTCGCCGTCTTGCATTACTGTATGTGAATGTCCCTTATTCTTGCACAGCCAAGACCAATCTTTGCTTATTTCGCCAGTGTCATTAGTCAACATGTACATTTTCTTGTTTCTTAGATTTTTCTCAAGAGTTACCAAATGAGATTCTTCAAAAGGAACTATGTTCATCGCTGCCCCGTATCTGAGTATAATATTAAGGCTAAAAGATTCATAGGCAATGGATCTTCCTGAGTTATGACAACTTGTCCATGTCTATTCCAGCCTCCAGGAAATCTTAATACTTTATCTCCAGTGAATAAAGGTGGAGATTTATCCATTGGCGCATCAGAAGGACGAAGCAATGCTAGATCAGTACTAGTTTCGCTTATGCCATATTTACATCCAACAGATTCAAAAAATCTTATTCCAAGTTCAGCAATTCTTTTTATCCTTGTTTGGGATGTACCTGATTGGACACCTCCTTCATAATCGACTGTCTTGACTACAGAAGTATAAGCTAGACCAATTTGAGCTTTAGTAGCTGCAGAAGATAAAGTAATATTTCCAGAAGCAACAGTTTTATTAGGCTGCACTGCTCCATTAGCAAGAATAGTAACAGATTCACCTTCTAAATGACCTAATCCTGTAATAGATGTTGTCGAACCTCCATCATATTCTAAAGAACTATCTACAAAGACCGCGTCATCTTTGTCTTGCGTATTCAACGGGTAGTAGTCTTGGCTAATAAATTCTATATACCTCTTAGTCGCACTATTTATAGTTCTTTTAACACATACCCATACTTCATCTTGTCCTTCACTTCCAGGAATAATTGCAACACTTTCTACTTCAACACCAGTTCCTCCAAGAACATGATGAGTCCAAGCGACTATTTCATCAGATGGAGAATATGTCATAGATAATAATTGCCCAGTATCTGTGACAGCCCAGACAATAGAATTTCTAACTTTTTGATAAGCTATTTGAGTAATTTTACTTGTTGATGTTAAATGTTCAGATATTATTGATAGATCTTTGCCTATGAAACTGTCATTTTCAAAAATATAGATGAATTCTCTAAGCTTATGACCTTCACGTTGCACAAATAAAACTGAGTTGTTTATTCCAAGAGGCTTTACTTTTTCTGTACCGTATGTCGTTTCAAGAGTAATTCTGACATTTGTGGGAGTTACAGGTTCATTTAGACTTGACGCTCTAATAATATATTCACCAGCAGTTGTCCCTATAACAAGAACTTTTCCTGCAGCTAAATATCTAATAGCAGAAACATCAGCTGCAGCAATAAGATATTCCAAAGACATATCATCAGCAACAGGGGTCTTTGTAAAGTTTTCATAATCTCCTGTTTTACTTGCCCATATTTTTTGAGGATAATTATTCGTTCCAGCCCACCATATTCTTTCTTCAAAAAAAGATACAGCTGCAGGACAATTATCTGATCCATCTGCTCCAAAAGGATCTGCTGTAGGAGCATAACTAGTTACAGTCCAGGCAGTATGTCCTGATCTTGTAATTTTTCTTGGCTTATAATTCGGGTGTGCTAGATATAGAACATCAGCACTTTGCACATATTGTATTTCAAAAAGATCTGCTGTGACATAAGGAGTGGCTACTTCATAAGCAGAACCACTATCTAGGATCTGACCTTGATCTTTATAGACTCTCATATAAAGATTGCCAAGTTCTATTATATAAGCTTGAGTTACAGAGAACTCAAATTTTATCAATCTAGTTTTTTCAGAACTTGTTTCTACTTCAGCAACAAAACGAGTTCCAGTTCTTCTAAATATTCCACCATGCGTTTGAACAATAACGTTCTTTAATGTTTCACCAGTATTAAAATATTTATCAAAATCTACTCTGCCTTTTAATCTAGGACTAATCTCTCCTGAAGTAAAGTTTGTTTGTATGATTACATCGCGCATTACTTTCTAGCATCTAACCAAGTGTCCGCGTCGATTTGTCCTACAAAACTTTCTTGTCCATCCATACCACGAGATTCTGATAACTTCAAGTGATATATATCCCAAAACTGTTTTGCAACGTCCATTTGTCCTGTAATAGGATAACATAATTCAGCGGCTATTCTAGCTGAAATAGTCTCGCGTAGTAAAATATCCATTTTATTTGGATCAGATATATTTGAAACATAGAGAATATCTAGAGCTGTTGAATCTGCTAATATAGTTTTCTCTTCAACAGCAAATGGAATTGTAGTATCATCTAAACGTAAGACACGAAGACAATCTGCTGGATAATTAAACGCATTGCTATATCCCCATACAGGAGCAGTACTGTTAGGAGCTAACGTAGCTCTTTTAATGGCACTATTCCATGGATGAGCTCTAAGAACAGAATCTTTACACGGCTCATATCTTTGATTACAAAGACGAGCTTCTTTATTGTCATCTGTTAAAGCAGCAATAGTCTCTGCGCCAAGATTAATTAATGCAGCATTGCATATCTCTACAATAGAGGCCATTTATTTCTCCATTTAGAGACCGCCCTCTAAGAGGCCTTAGGAGGGCGGTCTATTTTTTAATCTACTGTATAGAATATCGCGCACATAATTGTACCGGTAGCGGCTGCCCCGGCAGTTAATATGGTTACGTCAGTTTCAGCAGTATTTTCATATGCAAAACCTCCGATTGCGCCATCTTCTGACAGTACAAGTTTACCTGCAGTAGCTGCAGCAGTAGCGGCAATGTAACGATCAGTATCGCCTGAATCACCTACTGCTAACGTTACACCTGAACCAAGAGCGTCGTGATGAATTATGATTTCATATACGTTAGCGCCTTCTGGCAAACGAGCGACAGTAATATCGCTGGCTGCTGCCAATGAACTTGCTTCATATAAGTCATACCATACACGCATACGACCACCTGTTTGGTCAACTGGTGCTGCGACAGCGGGAACTGCATCTAAATTGGTGATATTAACACCTTTTACACTAGCCATGATTAATACCCTCCCTTAAGCTTCTAAACACTTGATTTCAACCACACGCTCTTCTTCAACACGTGTTGAACCAATTGACATGGCATAGTACACGTAAGTAGAATAACGTTTGTCAGCACGCTCTGTAATCTTAGAAGTAGGCTCTTTACCTAAAGCAAGACCAAGACCTCCCTTATTCCAGCATATTACCCTGCGGTAAGCACTGGCGTCTGTAAGAAGTCTTTCTGAACGGACGAATTGGAATCCCATAAAGCTATTCACGTCGCCCTGTACAAGCGCTTTGACTGAGTTGTAATCTGAACTTGTCACTTCAGTTGTCTGTAACAAATCATGGATTTGCTTAGCAGAACAAGCGATGTAACGACTTTCTGATGGATCAACTTCAGCAGCGTCAAGAATCTCTTTAGCATTACGAAGCTTGCCAATAGTTAGTCCTGAGTTTGCTGGAGAACCTGATTCAACATAGTTCACAGCGATTTGTTGTGATGATGGAAATGCAACAGAAGTAGAACCAGTCTCTCCTGTATAAGCAGTTCCGAAAGCGGCAGCGATGATCTCGTCATCGATGGCGCGGCCCATTGCCCAAGCAGCATTCAAAGCGTATGCACTAGTTGGATCAATCAATGTTCGTATCTTATCAAAATCATCGACAAGATCACCCCAATCATAATCAACTAGAGATACACGCCTTCTGTCGTGTGGAGTATGGATCAAAGGTGAATCAGCATGTCTGCTGGTCACTTTTTGAGCTGTAGTAGCACCAATCTGATCAAAGTAAGCATTCTTACCTTTAACAGACATACTTCCTACTGACCCACGAAGACGGGAACCTTTTTGCTGCAAGAGGTGCATTACATTAGCACTATACTGCTGCACAAACGCAGTAGTAATTTGATTTGACATAATTGTCTCCTCTATAGTTAAACAAAATCCCTCGAGTGAGCTCCCCGTCTTACGGACCCGTCTCTACATTCACACTTGCTCAGTGATAGTCTATCCTATCGTCTTACGGACCCTAGCCAGGGCTGCCCGCGTCATCCTTAAGCATCTACCAATTCAGGATGGGCATATTGAAACAATTTCTGCATTCTAGTAACTGCTTCTGGATGTGTCGGAGCAGAAGCGTCGCCATATGCTTTCATGAATTCGTTGTCTCTTTGCAATGAAGCTATTTCACGTTGCGCTTCATTAGGAGTCATCAAGAAAGAACTATTTCCAGTTCCTACAGCTATATTGTCTTCAGACATCGCCATTCCTATCTTAGCGAACATCTTAATTACTGTAGGATCATTTCCTAATCCTGTATCTTCAAGTAACTGTACTCCTTCATCACCTCCGAATTCACGTGCAATGCGCTGAGCTAATTCTAACCTTTGATCATAAGCATTGCCAAATTCTTTTTGTAGAGCTTCTTCAGCATCACGTCTTCTGTCTGAAAGACCAGTTTCGATCTGTTGAGAAGACTCCACAGCTAGACCATTATACCAATTAAATATTCCTTCGGCTTGTTTTTTTGATAAACCAATGCCGTAAGCTGTTTCTTTAAATTGGTCTATAACTGCATCATCACTAGCTATACTACCCTGTTCTTCGCCAAAAGTAAACTCATATGACTTAGAATCTTCTGGACGACCAAGTCTATCATAGACAGCTCCCCAATCTGAATCCTCAGCATTAGGTCCTGGAATAGCTACTTTATCAGCGCCCACCATTTTCTGGGCATTATGATAAGATCTAGCTAAATCCTGTACATTGTTAATATCTGCAAAAGATGACTCAGTCCTTAAATCTTCTGGAATGCTGTCCAGAAAATCAGGTTCAGTCGATGCGTCTAACACTTCATTTTCTTCACTCATAGTCTTTTTCCTCTGTAAATTTATCCATGTCAGCGGGCTTCAATTTAAGTATAAACAAAATTCTCAAAAATACGTTTCTTTCTCCTTCTCTATATGCTGTCTCATGGGAATCGCCCTTGATATATGTAGGATGGGCCATATGACACTGGTCATATAAATCCTTAAGAACTCTTTTCCCTTGGTCAGTATTGAAAGTAAATCCATAATCAGCTGTTCTTTCTTTTTGGCTATATTGGTAAGGCTTGTTCTTGACCACCTAGAGCTCCTTGAGCGAAATCAGATTCGCCTTTTCCAAATTTCTGATATGCATCTGCAGCTCCTTGTGCACTTTCTATCATTTGTTGTGCTTGCACTTGCTGCTGTTGCGCCATTCTTTCTTGTTCTACTGTTTGCTCATCTTTCATTATATTAGAAGGAATAGCAAATAGTTTAGCTACCCATCTGAATGCTTTGTCTCCATCGATGTTAGACATCAACGAAGGATCAGCTTCTATAAATGGAGACATAATTTCTAGAGTTCTTATTAGACTTTCTGACTCTATAGCTTTTTGTGCGCGAGCAATTGGTGATACGTATTCAATTTCTAGGGTACCTAAGTCTCCCATTAAAGGCAATACGGGAAGTCTATTTGACCTCTCTAATAGTGCATACACTCGTTTTATCAACGGACCAAGAAATTCTGATTGCATACGTCCCATCATAGGACTCATCAATCTCATCTTCTCTTCACGTCGTTGCAGAATCTCTGTAGCAGTTTGTTCCATATGAGTTTTAGATTGTTGTGGCGTCAGCAGCATATCAACATAGAAAGCTTTTGTTATATGCTCTCTTCTCTGTTGCATCATATCTAGACCAACAGTGAAATTCTGATGATTCTTTAAAGGCTCTATACGATCTTGAGTACCAGATCTATAGTAGTTAAGGCCTCCAGGAACAGTTCTGACTGGATTCATAAAGCCATCGTCTGGCACCATCAATGGTGGATCAACAGCTTTTTGAGCAGCTTTAATAACTGTCTTGCTCATCTCATTAAGCATTTTAACGTCAGGAAGTACTGTCATAGCGGGAGAACGTCCATAAGTTTCTCCAACAAGTTTAGACCATCTTGGAACTAAGAATGGAAATTCGTCATATCCGCTTTCATGAACTACGTGACGTGTATCTATATGTATATAGTAAGATCCCCATGATTTGCTTTTCTGGTCTTTCTTTTTAGTTCTTCCAGAATAATCTGAACGAGGCATGACGCAATGGATCAAATCTACTTCTTTGTCTTGGTCCTGTTCTGCATCTCTTGTCATCTTAGCATTCAAAGATTTAAGGCCCCATCGCTGTATTATCTGTCTATATGACATCTTTATACGTCTATCTAGAGTATCTATCTTGCCTTGATGGTCTTCCATAATGAAACAGTCAGCCAGATGGAGAGTACTGAATCTAATACCTTTTCCTACTTCTTCATCTATATACATGACAGATGTTCCAAAAGCAGCTACATCTAAATAGAGCTCATGAGCTTGAGGATGGAAATTCATTTCTGGAGAATTGAATACGTCATACATAGCACGTTGAGTCTCTAGCAACCAGTCTCTGACGCCTTTGTTGTTCAGCAGCGCTTTATTCTTGAGAGTCAATGCAAACCAAGGCTGCTCTGGAGAAGTTAGAAATGATTGAAGCCCTGCTGCTAGTTGTTCTGCAGCCCATGGTGCTGTGCCATCATATATCTTCTCTGTTCTTTTAAGACCTCGAGTTTGTTTGCTTACGAAATCAGCCCTGCGTGGGAGTACTAGTTCAGCAATTTCTTGCCAATGAGCTTCCCATGTCGAACGGTTTCCTCTCATTTTATCGAAACGCCTGATGATATAGTCAGCAATACCTGACTCAGATCCAGGAGTTAATCCTCTTGTAGCATCTTCTGTCTGCATAGTCTACTCCTAAGCTTTTGCTGTACCAGCGCCTAATTTACGTTTCTTTACTTTCAATTCCTCGTCAACGACTCCTTGAGGACTAGTAAATATATTAGATCTACCTGCTATCAAAGTAGGCGTCTTTACACCTGCTGTTATTGATGGCTTCGCTGCTACTATTGATGGCTTCGCTGCTAC